GGCGGATTGTTGCCAAGATAGCCGTTGCGAAGTGTTGATGGTAGCATCTGCGCCGTTCCAACTAATTTGTCGATGCGTTTTTCCGTTAGATTTATCAGAAACTTGTCAAATATGTTCATTGTGAAGGATTATAAAGTAAAATTACTACAAATTTGTTATTAATAGTCATCTTGTGGTGTAGGCACGAATCTTGGCATCATTTCAAACGCTTCGCGCATCATTAACGCGTCACTAAAATCGGGTGAGCGACCAATCAATTCCTTGACGTGGTCTTTGCTTATAATACCTTTTTTTAAGTCAGAATCCAAACGTTTTTGTTTCACTTGCTCTAGTTCTTGAATCACCCATTCACGCACACGGTCATCGTCGTAAGTTATGTAAATTCCATTATTATTTACGCGTTCTGCTAACTTGTAATAACATTGCGATTTTTGATTGTCAAAGTTTTCGGGTTTTATATTTCCCTTTTGGTCTTTTTGCGGATTCGATGGTGATGGTAACGCACGCGCATTGTTTACGAATCCTTTGCACCCATAGAAATCAACAACGCCCCCGCCCAATCCATCCTCATCAATCAGAATATCAGACTTACCGCATCCAAGACGTGACCGCGCCGCTTCGAGCATCTGCGTTGTTGTTGCCAAATCTTGCTTTTGATAGAAACGTATGTGACCACGAAATCCTGTCCATTCAATAATTACTATTTTGTCACCACCGAGTCGCGCCATATCCGCCGTAATACATTTGCGCCCTTCGATGACGTGATTGTTGCTAAACGTATCAATGATTTTGTTGTAATCTATCAACGCACTCGCGTCGGTGTCAACTTCCCAATTGCCTTGTAGTAAACGCTCGCGTTCATTTGGTGTTAAGTTTCTTTCAAGGTTGTCCAAATAGCCATCGCTTAACATCTTGTTATCTTGCGGCAACGCTTGTACAAATTTGCGCCATTCGGGCAATGTGTTCGATTTATTTGGAATATAATAATCGCGGTATAAATAGTTCTTTGACGGGTTGCACGTTTGCAACAATTTAGCCGTTAGTTTGTATTCATTATTTTTCCAACGTCCTAAAGATGCCGATAAATTGTTCTTTGCTGCTTCTTCAAACTCTCCCGCTTCCTCAATCCATCCGCGTGTCATCTGCATTGAACCAAAACGATAGTATTCGGGATCACTCGGCAAGTATTTTGCATCTAACAAATACACTCGGCTCCCGTTGTGTAATTCGTAGTAATTGTCTTGCCCGTTGTATTTCCATTGGTCGGCTCTTATGTTCCAGTGTGCAAATACTTCGTGAATTGAAGGAATTGTGAACTTCCTAATATTAGTTAACGACTTACGCGCAATGAAATAGTTTGTTCCTGGATATAAAAACGCATCACCGAAAATAAGAGAAACGCCAAGATAAGATTTGCCGCTGCCCTTACTTCCGCCGTATGCGATGTCGGTAGTTGTTGAATCAACCCACAACTTGCAGACTTCTTTTTGTTTTAAATTTCCGTGCGTGTTAAATTCTATTATCACTTTATTTCGTCGTTAATATCAAACTTTGCCGTCGTTACACAAAGCAAAACGCTTCCTATTTCCAATACAAATTTGTGATACACACCGCGTTCTATTTTAATCTTGCAAGGTGCGTCAACATTGTAATCTATGTCTTTGCCGATGTGCAATTCTTTGAACGAACCATACAATAAGAAAAACACTTCCTCTTTTTTCAAATGGTAATGGTCGCCAATCGGTATTTCAGACAAAGCGACTACAACTTTAGCCGCTTTGAATGTTTCGTCTTCAATGTATTCGTATAATATGCGTCGGTCGTCTTTAGACGTTATAAAGGGCAAGTTCTGCATCTACCATAATTTTTACAAGTTCGTTGAATTTTACTTTAGGCGCAAACCCTAACACTTCTTTAGATTTTGTTGAATCACCAAGTAAGATGTCTACCTCACTCGGTCTTGTCAATGATTTGTCATATTCAACATAATTTTCCCAATTTAATATTCCGACGTGTTCAAATGCTTTTTGTACAAACTCTTTCACGGAATGCGTTTCGCCTGTTGCGATTAAGAAGTCACCAGGGGTGTCGTTCTGCATTATCTTATAAATCCATTCGCAATACTCTACGGCGTAACCCCAATCGCGCTTTGCGTCTAGGTTGCCAAGAATTATTTTGTCTTGTTTCTTGTTTACTATCGCTGCTACTGCCATCGCTACTTTGCGCTCAAGAAACTCCTCGCCGCGTCTAGGTGAGCAATGATTAAACAACCAACCGCAATAAATTTTCATTCCGTATGATTCACGATAGACGCGCGCCATATAATAGGCCGCCGCTTTACTTACTCCGTAAGGTGAACGCGGATAGAATGGTGTTTTCTCGGTTTGTGGTATCTCCATCACTTTACCAAAACACTCGCTTGATGTCGCTTGATATATTTTGCAATCAATACCTAAAGAGCGCACACTTTCGATGATGCGAAGTAACCCATTGCAGTTCACGTCCATTGTCATTGCTGGCACTTCGTATGACCACTTTACTTGGCTCATTGCGGCCATATTGTAAATCTCATCGGGCATACACGATTGAATCGCTAAGTGCAAAGACCCACCGTCGGTCATATCAGCGTGATATAAAGTAATCTTGTCTTTTATGTGCGCAATGTTTTCGTGAATAGGCTTTGAAGTGCGTCGAGTGATGCCATAAACTTCATATCCTTTACTCAATAACAATTCGGCTAGATGGCTGCCATCCATTCCATTAATTCCTGTGATAAGTGCTTTCATATAGTTGTTTTGTGGTTTATACGCCCCAATTTAGAAACGTCGGTTTAATAGGTGTGTGATGCGGATAAGCAAGTGTGCCGTAATCTTGAATAGGTATGTTGTGCAAACGCATTAACGCGCTTAAATACGCTTGGTCGTGTCTACTACCTTTGTAATTTAAATTTCTCGAAAAATCGTGATAGAACGAACCATTCTTTGCGCCGTCAATCCATTTGTCGAATACTTCAACGCATTTCTTGTTCGTAAAATCAAACATTATGCAACAAGCCATTATTTGTTTCCATCCGATGACGTTAGGACCGCCTAGTTTATCGATTGCAAAGTCGCTTATCCAATCTTCAAGTTCGTGTCCTTCATTGTTCCACGCTAATATCCCGTGTTCTTTGACTTGTGACCATAACGGCTCAACTGGTAACATCACTCGAATAGTAGAATCGCACCATAAAATTTGTGTGTAACCTTTCTCGCGCGCTTGTTGTATTGCGAACGGTTTAAATTGATACGGCATATCTGCGTGCTGCCACGACTTGCCGTGTTTCTCGGTGATGGGCCACGAACCTAGTTCGATGTTGACGCCGTAATAATTTTTACAATACCCATCAACGCTGCGCATCAAGTAGTCGCCTTCATAATTACCCAAAGACGATTCGATTAGTGCTAATTGTGCTTTATTATAATTTTCGCGACCATTTGAAGATACTGATACTAAACAACTAGAGCGCATAAACAAGATTTTCAAGTGAACGATATATTTCTTTAAATCTTTCGGGAACCAATGCGCGAATCTCGGCTTCGATGTGCCTGTCGTTATTGTATTCAATACATAAACATTTAACGTTGTCCAGGTTTATTTGTTTAAGTATATCTATGTCCATTCCCTCGGCGTCAATGCTAATGAAATCATATTGTTCTTGTGTAAACTTATCGTATGTCATCACTTTGACGCGCACTGGCTTGAACTCCGTTCCTTTCCAACGCGCCATTTCGGTTTCTTTAATGGTTGATAGTAGCGAAGTATCGCCTTTGTTTAAATGCGTTCCCATATCAAATAGTTGCGTAAATCCATTACGTTTTCCGATTGCTACTTTGTGCGTCGTTACTTTGTCATTGTTCTTATACAACATTTCAAGCATTTTATACGCGGTTGGTGATGGTTCTACCAGGTCGGCTTTCCATCCTAGTTCTATCAATGCGCGTGAGTTGCTTAACGTGATTCCGTCATTCTCGCCGATGCTCAACAATTTACCTGTGTAGCCTTGAAAGTAGTTTTGTATCGCGATGTCTTCTTGGTTTTGTGAATAGTGTTTCATTTTACTTGTGGTTTACAAATTTATATGTGTATAGTTCTTTATCAATCAAAGTTTCTGTCTTTATCAATCTACGATTGTGTAGTTGCGTCGCAAAGTTGTAATCTTCTTCGCGATATTTATTCTCAAATGGCACTTGCAACGCGATAGTGCGTTTAATCGGTACGATGTGATTAGGGTAACGCAAATAAACTTCTTGTCCGTTTCTTATCTCTGATTTGTATGGCAAATCTTTCGATATGTACCACTTCTTTGGGTTTGTTCCGTCGGTTGTCATAATACCATTAAACACAATCGCGTCCGTGTCTTGTTTCGCGGCTTCTAATATGCTGCTAACGTAATCGCTAGCCACTTCGTCATCGTCATCAACGTGAACGACGTATGTTCCGCGTGCGATGTTAACCAGTGCATTTCGTTTGTTGCCTGTGCTTATCTCACCGCCGTCGATGTGCGTGAGTATTTCTACTTCTTCGCTTCCGTTTATTTGTCGTCGTAGTTCGTCGACAAGACCGCGCATCATTCCCGATCGTTTGTGTAAAGAGCAAATTAAGATTGAAAGTGTCATATTGTGGTGTGTTTAGTGTCTATTTAGGGAATCCCATCGCCTTGCGTCTATCGTATGTTATCTTGTCTTCGTGATAATGTCCTTCACTCTCACGCAACAAATCATCTGCGACGGCTTTGCCCCACGCTGGGTGTTGGTGCTCGAATATCTTTTCGTCTACAAACTT